AATTTAGATGGTCTAGTTGTTGTAAAGACTTGATTACCTTCATCATCATATGTAGGATTTATATTATCTGCAGCTAGTTGCATACCCATATCTACAGCTACACCTTTATTAAGTTTATCAGCTACATCTTCACCAAACATATAAGCAATAGCTTCTTTTACCACATAACCAAATCCAAAAGGAATAGATACATCTACACCTAAATTAATAGTATTAAATACCTGCTGAGCTACACGTTGTTTACCTGTAAATGGAGTAGCATCACCTATAAGTACAGACTCACCTGCTCTAGCTTGAAATGTTTGTAGCTGTGCAAAAGGTTTAAGTAATCCACTACGTTGGAAGGTATTAACAGCCATACGATCCATAGACTGTGTTAGTTGTCTAGTACCCTGTGCTATTTCATCCATAGCTTTAGCATTTTGATACCACTTCTTACCTGGATTTCTTTGCTTCCAAAGATGTAAAACAGCCTGTGCTGCTGCAGCTCTGTGCATAAATTCACCAGTTTGTAAACCTAGTTTACTTAAAAAATTAGTAAGGTTTCTAGCATTTCTTCTAAACCAACCATCAGCTAAACCTACAGTTTTATTATTAAATACACCTTTAGCTAGTATATGTTCAGATAAATTAAATACACCTCTATCATATAAAGCATCATGTAAATATAATAACTCTTCTAGTTTAGTAGCTTTATATGGCACAGCTTTACCATTTTCATCTACAAGTTTAACACCTTTGACTGTTTGTTCATAAATTTTAGCACGTAAATCTTTATTTTTAATTTGTCTAAATCCAACAGCATGTATCATAGAAGTTGCATCATATAATAATTTAGCTGTAGTTAAAGGATTAAAGTTTGCAGCTACTGATGTATATGATAACCCTTGAAATGGCTGTTGAATCCAGTGTTTCCAAGGTAAAGCCCATAGTGTATATGCAGTAGTTACTAAGTTTCTAGCACCATCTACTAAAAAACTAGGATGTCCCTCTAATGTTAAGAATTTACGTTCTAAATTTAACCATTTACTATCTATCTTAGCATCAATATCTTTAGAAATATTACCTAAAGTTTCTGCTAATTGATTAAAACCTCTAGCTACAATATCATCTGCAAAGCCACTAGTAATTTCAGTAAGTGCTTCCCACTCTCTTATAGCTTGATTAGCAAAGGCTTGATCACCTGAAGTTACAGGTTTAATTTGTTCTTTAGTAAGAGGAAAATTATCATAAGCTACTGCTTGTTCATCCATAAACTCTCTACCAAGTATAGATCTTTCACCCCTACTTAGTTTTTCAGCATTTGGTTCTATTCTAATATTAGGGTTTTTACCCCATTTTTCTACCCAACCTATTTTCTGTTGTTCAAATACGTTTTGTAAAAATGATCTAGTGCCTACTAGTTTAGATGTTTCAATAATAGACATTAAAGGATCATGATATGTAGCTACACGTAGGTGATCTCCACGTCTAGAAGAAGTTCTAAGAGCTTGTTCTTGTAGTTTAATGTATTCATTAGCATCTCTCCAAGATAACTCATCAGCTTTTTCTATTTTATAAACATAGTTTTCTCTATCTAGTACTTGAGTAGCTTCCCATTTAGCAGCTTGTTTACTATCTGCAAAACCACCTATAGTTTCTCTTTCTGCAGAATGTGTTTTAATTACTTCAGCTTCAGGTCTAGTAGATAAATCTTTAACTACACCATCAGTCTTAGTTACTTTAGGATAACGTCTAATAAAGACCATATCTTTAACCATTAGAGGAACATAGTAAGGTCTATAAGGTACTAGTGTATTAGGTATACCACCTAACTGAGCTTTTAAATCTACAGCTATATAGTTATATTTGCCTCTAGCAGGACGTTGTCCTTGAACAGGACCTACTAAGTCAGGACCTACAAATTCTTTACCTAATCGTAAGATTTGTTTTTGTGGAACACCATCTGCATCAACTAAATAATGTTTACCTCCACTAAATCTATAGTTCATACCAGTAACTGCTACAGCTTTTTGACCATCAAGGTCTAATACTTCTAATACTTTATTTAATTCTAAAGCTAAAGTATCACTAGGATTTTTAACAAGATAATTATGTTTACTACCTGTAGCAAAATCTTCTAATACTACATGCTTATCATAGCCTGATTTAATACCTCTATTAATTTCAAATACATTATTAGCTTGCCATTTAAAATAGTTAATATCTTCAATTAAAGTAACTGCTGTCATTAAATCATCTAAGTATCTAGGAGTATGATTAAGCATTATAGCTAAATCTTGTTTAGTTATCTTTTCATATACTGTAGTATTTAAAATATCAGCATGTTTATCTCTAAAATAGCGAGGCATTCTATCTAAAATAACATTTAAATCTGTTCTAAACTGTTGAGATTGTTTATTAACTAAATTAACTAATGTTTCTAACTCTGTATATAATACATTAAATGCTTTTAAACCACCCATATCTTTAACTAATTGTACATCTTTACCTATACCACCATAATTAAAGAATAGTTTATCTAATTGACTCTTAGATCCATATAAATATTTAAGAATAGGTTTATCTTGGTGTCCAAAGTATCCAAAACCACTAGAGTTTTTTCTAATAGTATTAGTAAAATCGCCTACACGTTGCCATTTAATATTATATTGACCTTGTTCTAGTAAATTATCTTTGTTTTCTTTAATAAATTCATTTAATGTTCTAGATTTATTAGCATTAACTGTACCATCTTTTTCTATAAACTCAATAACAATCTTTTGTTTTTCAAAAGGAGCTTCAGATTTTTTATTTATATTACGAACTTGATACTGACGTTGTAATACATCTTCAATATACTTAGCATAAGCTATAGCTTCTGTAGGATTTGTATAAAATTGATCAGCACTTTTTCTAAATGAAGTACTTACATAGATTTGTGTACCAGAACTAATAACTTCTAGTTCTGAGTTGATCATTCTAATAGCTGGATCCTCTAAAATACCACCAATATCTTGTATAACAGACTCACCAAACTGTAATCTTTCAGGTACATCTTTATAAGTAGACTCTAGAATAGCCTGTTGTTTATAATTTTTTAGTTTATACTCTGTAAATTTAAGATTAATAGCATCTGTAGCATCATATAGGTTAACTCTAGAACGTTCAAAATCAAATATTCTAGGACCATAATAAGTAGCAAAGAACTCTTCAGGAGTAATTTTAAAAACTTTCCAAGCTTTACCTGAAAAATCTTCAAGTAACATATTTCCCATATCTTTTGCAAGCTGTGGATGCATTCTAACAGTCTCTACAAAAGGAGAAGTAAGCTTAGGTTTGTTAGGAACAAACAAATCAGGATTATCTAGAATGTTACTAATCTCTTCTTTAAGTTTATTCTTAGAAGGAAGCTCTGTAGGTTTTTTAAATTTAGCTCTAGTAATACGAATAATAGGATCTATAAAAAATAAACCTAATTCTAGTAATGTTTTACCTTTTCCAGGATCTTCAGGTGTTAGTTTTTTACCACCTTTTTCAATACCTTTACCAATTAAATTTAATAATCCACCAATAAGACCTTTATGCATGTCCTCTTCTTCATAGCCAGGTACATAGTTAACAACAAACTCATTAAGAGACTCAGACCATTTTCTAGAACCTATAAAATCAGCTATTTTTTCACGAGAAGTTTCCCAATCAACGTCAGGATATGCACGTTTAAGAAAATCTAACTCTGCTTTCTCTCCTAATTCAGCAGCAGCTTGATACATTACATTATTAGATAGCTCTACAAAATAAGGAAAAGCTCCAAGTATTACTTGAGCAAGGTTTAAAACTTCTCTACGACCTGCAGTAGAAATAGTATCTATTGTACTTATTAAATCACCTATATTATTTATAGTATCTTTAACTTTTTCAGGCATACTTAAAAGAGTTTTAGAATTAGTTATAAAATTACCACCAGCTTTTTCTAAATCTTGTTCAAGTTTTGTAGTAGCTATATTAAAATCTGCTATTTCTAAGTCTTCTTCTGTTACTTCAGGTTTATTAGCTAACTCTATATTACTTAAATAATTTAAATATTCATCTTGAAGATCTACATCTAAAGTTCTACCTACACTATAATTTCTAAGTATAGTTTTTTTATCTTCTACAGGTATAGTTTCGTCTGCTATGATACCTTCAATAGTCATAGCTTGTTCCATATCTTTTTGTTCTTTATAATAAGCTCTTACACTATTTATAATTGAAGATAATCCATTATTACTTTCTTTTTCTTTTTCTATTTCTTCATAAAAAGATACAGGATCTTCTACTCCTGATAAAACTGATGCATAAAAAGCATCATTATTATCTTCATTAGATGGTGCTTCAGGCTCTCTAACTTGATATGGAAAAAACTTAGTATTTTTTGGTATATAAACTTCAGTAGAATTATCTAACATATTTAAATATTACCCAAAGATTGATTTAGAAAGATCAAAAATTTCAGGACCTTTCTCATACAGTTTGCCACCTAATGAACCTACTTGTGCCCACTGTTGTTGTTGTGCAGAAGCTTGATTAGCTTGTGATGCATAATTAGCAGCTGTTTGACTCATTCTAGATATAGCAGTAGATGCTTCAGAAGAAGCTTGTAAAGCTCCTAGGTTAGCAGTAGCTTGAGTTTGTATAGCACTAGTAGCTCCTGTAAATCCAGAAGTTCCTACTAATCCTAATCCAAATTGTCCCATTTGAGCTTCTATACCGCCTATTTGTCTCCTAGCTTGTTTTAATATATCAAGTCTTCGTCTTCGTTCTTCAACTAATCTATATCTTTCTTGAGCTTTATTAATACGAATTTGTTCTTCAGCTTGAGATTTAGCAGCACTTGCTTGTGCTGATATAGATTTACGTTGTTGCAAATACCCTGCTACTTGTAAACCTAAACCTACTTTTTGTAAAGCCCCTGAAGAATATAATCCTTTACCTACAGTGGCTGCAGTTGTTCCTATTTTAGATAAAAGACCTGGAGCTGTACCTTTCCAATAGGCAGTAGAACCTACTTTTGCAGCTGAAGCTGTTGCAAATGTTTTATAAGAAGCATAAGCTGCTACTGCTACTGCTGCTACTTTTGCTATTTTTTTAACAGACTTACTCATTTAAAAAACTCCCTTAGTTAATACTTGTTTCATACCATCTGTTGTTGTTACTTCTAAACCTGTTGGATTAACTCCAAACATCATATTAAATTTTACTGCTTTAGGTGTTTCACATAGACCATAAATCTCATGAATACCTAAATGTTTTAGTGATGGTATGATAGTTTCATGCCACACCTTTAAATATCTTTTGTAAGTATCTATACTCCAATCTTTACAATCCATATGCATTACATATCCTTGTAAATTATCATCATAATGTATACCTACAAAGCCATTGTCTGGCTCTTCATATAACTTAATCATTAATGTATTTGTGTCATTGTAACTGGCATACCCCAGCCTAGTATTTTTAAATCTTTACCTTCTTCTGAAGATATTTTAAGACTAATAGTTTTACCAGAACCTCTTAATTTATTTTTAGTAACTACTACCCCTTCACCATAATCAAAAGGATCACTAGCACCTGATGGTATATAGTTACGTAATAGTCTATAAGCTTGGAACTCAGTACCCCAACGTCCACTATTAGCACTATTAGTCCAATTCCATTGTGCTTGTACTTTACATGATGATTGATTAGTAAGTTCTAAATTATCTGAAGAATCATCATATCCATCTTCAGTTCGTTTAAAATAAAAGAAAATATAAGGTACTTGTTTTTCTTTTAATATATCTCCAAACAATTCATAACCTGTTACTAAATAACTAGAATAATTAACACCTGTTCCATCATAAGTTACCCAGTCTTTAAACGTATCATCCTTATATTTACTTATTGTAAAATTAGTTCCTGATATAGTTAAAAAACTAAACTGAGTACTTCTAGCAGTTTGAATAGAACTATCTACTACTACATTATCAGTACTTGTTTGTACTAAATCTGTACCTGCATACACAGCTTCTTCAAATGTAGTAATAGCATATCCAGGAATAGGTATATAATCTGCTATATACGGTGAATTACTAGCTAAAAATGATATAGAATTTAAATACCAAGCTTGTAAAGTAAGATCATATACTAATTCTTTATTATAATTATTAATATAATTTGTTTCAGAATAAGTATCTGAGTTATTATATAGCCATCTTACTCTATTTTCTTTTTCATCATAATAACCTCTACAGTTATTTTTAGCTATCTCTGGTATTTCTAAATATAAAGATTGAATAGTTGTTAATGATATAGATTCAGCTCTAAATCGTCCTGAAGCACTATCAGGAGATAAAGAATATATACCAGCTTTAGACCAATATACAAAGTTACCACCAATACTTACTACAGAATCTGCATTAGTAATACCATTAGTAGAAATTTTAGATGCCTGGAATGATATAGCATTAAATCCACCAGTATCACCATAAACTTCCCATACACCGTTCTCACAAAATACTAATAAAGAAGCTTGAGATGATGCTATTTTAACAATACGAGTAGCTTCTGGTATTTGAATAGTTCCACCATCTGATGCTATAATATCATTAATACCTGGATCAGTAGGATCAGCTTCTTGATAACATTTTTCTAAGTCTTCATCAGATTTTACAACTCGTGTAAAGAAAATATATCCAGAATAGTTAGGAGATCTATCATCAGGAGTTGTTATATTTGATTGTACTCCTGAATAAAATATACGTTGAGCATAAGATGCTACAGTAGTTAATGTACCGGTATCTTGATCTAAAGGTAAACCTGATGATACATCAGATTCAGTCATACGACTACTGCCTCTATTAAATGCATCAATTACAAAAGAACCTCTTGATACTCTATACCTAGAATGTGAGTTTCTTTTTAAAATATCAGCACTAAACTTTTCATAGTTACCATCTGATGGATTAGTGTTTTTACCAAGAGTCCATACATCAGAATTACTAGGATATTTATAATTAAAGTTAGCTGACCTAGCACAAAGATCAATAGCATCAGAAGGACTACCTTTAACTGTTCCTACATTATAAAATGCTACAGTAGGATTCCAACCTTGATTACGTAAATTATATTTATGTGCTGGAGTTATAGCTGTTAAAGAACTAGTACTTGTATTCCAACCAGCAGGTCTAAAATCATCATCATATCCATCATCTACTCCAAATAGATCTCTAATTTTTAAAGTAACTGTAGATTGAGTAACTGCTCCAGTGCTAGTATTGTATGTTAATAATACAGGCTTTGCTAGATCTTTTGATACTAAAATACATTTGTTATTAATAACTGCTGTTTCTAATTTAGAATTAGATAATCCAGATATTGTAATATAGTTACCACTATTTTTAAAATTAGCACTAGGGTTTGAAGTAAGTAAATCTACAAACCATAATCTATTTTTAATTCTTACAATACCTAATGATACTGTAGTATCTCCACCAGGAGATTCCCAAACGTGAAAAGATTGCTTACCTTCTTTAATATCAGCTGTAGTTAATCCAGTAGCTTTAAGTTGATAAAGCTCTTCAAAGTCTACACCTAATCTTCTAGATCTAGAACCATCTCTATTAAGTACAAAGTTTTGTTCGTCAACAGAAGCAGACTCAGGAAATGTTAATTCATTAGCCTCAGTAACTAGTCCTTTAATAAAGGATCTAAAAGCCTTTTCACTTTTAAGAGCCATTTATTCCTCTTCTTTAAAAGTAGATTTCTTTTTAGAATCGTCTTTTGAATTTGCTATATATCTAAGAACAGCTTCATCTACTAAAGATATAGATGTATATACTCCTGATAATTCTGCAGGTAGCTCACCACCACCTTCATACTTAAGAATATAATGTGATGTTCCAGGTTCAATAAAGGCTTGTAGTTCTTTAACACCTTTAGTTTTATATGATCTTACTACTTTAGCGTCCATTTTAGTATCCTTGTTTTTTAGGTTTATCTAATTTCTTTTTAGGTTTCTTTTTTCTATCAAGTATTGCTCCTGGATTTCCTTTTTTAGGAGCAGGCTTTACAGTTCGTACTCTTGATTTTTTCTTTTCCATCTTTTTTTTGCCTCCATACTGTTCTTTATGAATAAAAGCTTTTGTGTTGCTAGTTGTTTGCATTATTTCTTACCATGCCTTCCATAGTGTGGATAGTGAATACCATTTTTAAGTCTCCAAGCATCCTGACTCATTCTACGTTTTTGAGATACAGATACTTGCTCTGCTTTAGCATTAGGCATTTGTTTAAGAATTGCAAAAGAAGTTGATTTAGCTTCTGCTAAAAGATAAGTAAACATCTGTACTGGTAAGTCAGGAGTAAATGTATCAGATAATGTAAAAGTTACTGAACGTTTACCATGACATTGTGTTTTATTTTTCTTTAATACTGTATCAACACCTGAATCATAAGAATCAAATACTATATATTCATCATCAAAAGATGTAAAATATTCAGGAGCCTTGTCATTTTTAACATTAATAGATATACCTGTAGAATCTGTAACTACAGTAATATCTGATTTAGAACTATCTCTTTTATCTACTAAATCCATAAAGTCTTCTGGCATTAAGTATTTAACTTTAGTATAAATATCTTTAGTATCTGTAGAAGATCTAGTATTATATTTAATATATTTAAGATCTATAATATTATCAGGTAGTTTCATATGAGTAGGAGTAGCAGAGTCTGCATTACTATTCACTTGAAACAACTCATAAAGAAAATCATAGTCTCTACCATCTATAATATTATAGTAGGTACTTTTAATAATTTGTGCTACTTGTAATGATTCTACACTGTCGTTAATAGAGTTTACTTCATCTGAATCCATATCAGATAAAATGTCTTGTGTCATTTCAAGTAGTGTCATTTTAGCCATTATGATTTATACCCTTGTACTGTTATTTGAATAGAAGCATATTTAACTGTAGCTGCTGCACTGACTTTAGTTTTAATTTCTAAATAATCATTTGTTGTTAATGCAGTAGCTGTAGATACTGTAATAGATCCCCAGTCATTATTTGATAAAGATCTAATAACTCTTGATCCTGTTATTTCACTACCATTCTTAAAAATAGCCCATTCACAATCTTTACCTGAACCTGAAGCTTGTTGAGTAGCGATTGTTACAGTAATAAAACTATTTATGTTTTCACTATCTGTGTATTTAATTCTAAGGTTTGGTGAAGTATCAATAGTGAATCCATTATTTAATCCTGTTGTTGTAGTAGGATCTAATATCTGATCTGATGTTGTTGTAGCTAATGAATATTCAGGAGTTGTTGCATCAAATCCTGCATATAGATTAATATATTTATTAAGTTCTGCAAAAGATCCACTGCCTGATCCATTAGAAATAAAAACTTCTCCTGCTGTAGCAGTGTCTATACCTGCAATAGGAACTTCCCAATTGCCCGATCCTGAACCATTTGCTTTATATACTGTTCCTGTTGAAGCCCCAGCTACACCTTTAGGTTCATGTAAGTCTGCGTCAGGGATTGCACTGTGTTGTATTGTCATTTCTTTATCCTAAATAATAGGTGGGGACCGAAGTCCCCTAACCTAATTAAGCTATATATTCAATAATAACAGTAGCTGAACCTGCTGTGTAAGTACCAGTAGCTGCAACAGTTAATTCACCTGCATTAACACCAATACTTGCGCCAACTAGAGCACCATTACCCTGAATAACTGCACCAGCAGTTGTTGGAGTAATAGCTGCGTCTAAGCCGTCAGCATCAATTACTGTACCGTCAGATTGATATAAACCTACATTTAGAGATGTACCACCTGCCCATGCTGTGTTTGTTCTCCATGTTGAAGAAACAATAGTAGCATTAGCTGGAATTACAAACTCTAAACCATTTGATCCATATGTAGGAAGATCATCGTATGAGAATTTGTATTCTACACGTTTAACTTTACCTGTAGATTTGGCTTGACCACCAAATTTCTCATTAGTCTCTCTAGGACCATAGTGGTTTAGTACCCCTAAACCTGTATTACTTTCGTAACCCATAATAGTCTCCTTAGAAGTTAGTTGGATGAGTTAAAATTACGCCCAATGTATCTTTACGTTGAACACCTAAACCAAAACGTGATGTTACTTGGAACTTATCAGCACGTTCTTCGTTGTCTCTCCAGCCTTCTGTTTGAGGAGCACGTCTCCATGCATGCATAACTGGCTTACATGTATCGTCAGCCACACACATAAAGATGTTTGCTTTGTCACCAACAGCTGCTGTTTCAGATGTTAAGCCATATGAAGAAGCGTTGATAGCTTCTGCTGCTGTTAATGTTGGTAAGAAGTTAGAAGTGTAAACATCCCAACCGAAGATGTTACGGATGAATTTATGGTCACGAGCAAAACCTTCAGTTACCATGCCTTCAAACATTGGGTTGTTAGATACATTTACTAATTGTGTTAAGCTGTTTAATGTAGCTTCAACAACTGGATCAACGATAGCAATACGTCCACCTGCAGGTACGTTAGCTTTATCGAAAGCTAATTTCATTGAGATGAAATCTTGTAATGTGATTGTTCTAGCGTTAGAAGCAGCAGAACCAACCCAACGGTGTGGTCTACCATTTACTAAGTTTAAGTTAGCAGCAGTTTGACCACCATTAGCTGTTGATAAGAACTTAGTTTCGTGATTTTCACCAAGAGCACGTGTAGATTCTTGAGCTCTCATCGCCATTAATGTGTCGATTTGAGAACCATCTTCACGTAGGTCATCAGTAACTTTCCATGCATCACCAACATAGTCAGTAATAGAAAGTGTTAATGTACCTGTGTCAATAGGTGAGTATGTTAAAGGTGTATCTTCAGCAGCATCTTGAATTGTTACAGAACCAACTGTCTTGATGTTTAAAGTTGTACCTGAACCAAAGTCAGAAACGTCTCTATACATACCTTCTGGTAACAGATAGTCATGTAAGTTTTCAAGGATAAACTGAGAATACTGTTGCGATTCAATGAACGCAGTTGTATTTACTGTTGTTTGAGCCATTATAAGCCCTCCTTAAATTAAGATTGTTGTTTAACTTTCTCGCCTGCTGCTCTCCATGCATTAACTAAGTCTTTAGTACTAGCACCTTTAGGAACCTTAGCAGATAACTCTTGTGGAGCTTTATTCTGCGCTAAAGCTTCTGTATTTACAGATCCAGAGGATTTGGATACATTAGTTTTAACATTAGGTTCTAAGTCGGCTAATCTTAACACTAAATTAGGAGATGTAGCTGCGAGCTCATTTAGTTTCTGTGGAGTAAGATTCAAATCTTTAGCTAAACTATTATAAACAGCTTCTGCATTGGATCCATATTTCTCAGAGAATCTAGAAGCTACCTGAGAAGCATTTGCTTGAGCAGTTTTTTTCTGTTCATTTTGTTTAAGAGTTTGATTAACTAACTCCATAATGCTATCTTGGTTCAGTCCAACCTCCTGAGTGGTTTTCTCTACAGATTGTACTCCAGACTTTATTTCATCAAGAAGTTCTTGTGTAGTTTTACGTGTAGATAATTCCTCTTTCAATTGAGCCATCTCTGCCTCTAGGGTTTTGATATGCTCTTGAGCATGAGGTACAGATCTTAACGCTTCTTCTGCACTAGAATATTTCTTACCTTCACCTACCAAATCTTGAGCTTCTGTCGGAATCTCAAATGGTTTAGCTTGGGTATCTTGTTGTTGAGCCTCTTGGGTAGTTGGTTCAACGGTTTCTTTTACTGCTTGTTCTTCTGCCATTACTTTTCTCCTTGGTCAGGAATAAGATTATATAATTTTGAAAAGGCTTTTTGTAAGCCTAATTGATAAGCATGGTATTCAGACCATGATGGTTTATCAAATGTAGATTCATCTATTGCCTTTCTTTGTGATAAACTTATTTGTTCTTGACAATAAGTTCTTATTATCTTAAAGGCTTCAGCCTTTGATAAGGCTTTGCCTTTTTCATCTTTCAAATTCATATAAATATTATACCATAAATTTAACGAATTGTCAATCTATTCAGGCATAGATTCTTCCATAGCCTGTAAGTCTTGATCTAAAGATCTTTCTTCTACACTAGGTTGACTTGATTGTGCTTGCAAATCTTGTTGAATCTGCATTCTAAGTTGCTCTTGTTCAGCACCTTCAAAGAGTGCTGCGTTGTCTTTAATGAAGTCAAACTTCTCAAAGCCCATATATTCTTCAACCATGTTTGCAAGTTTCTTAGCAGATATATGAGGAGCAATATATTGTCCAATAGGACTATTAAATACACCTAACATATTCTGCATTAACTGTGCTCTCGCAGCATAATGTCTAGCACCAATAGGTCTAAGCTTACCACGAGCAGTTAAATCTTCTTTAGTTACTGATAAGAAATCAGCAACACCAAAGTCATCATCCATAACTTTAGCTAACTCAGGTAAGTCTAAGTTACGTTTAGCTGACTCTAACATACTATTTAAAATTGGTTCTAAAAACTCAGTTTCAAATTGATTAATTTTATTTTGAAAAATACGAGAAGCGGCATTCTGTAATTGTTGAACTTCAAATGCTGTTTTCTCACCTGG